CTTTCGAGATAGGTTCGTAAATGGGAGGATATGGATTTTCAATCAAAACACCTATCATGCAGGTTCGAGCCCTGCCGGTACCACAAACTAAAATATAATTATATGGAAAAGATTTTTGATAAGGATTTTAGAAATGAATTATTCTGCTGTTTGAAAGAGTCTGGAATGAAAGATGAAGAAGTAAGTAGGATAATTAAAAAACGCTACAAGGAGGCATTGAAGAATGCTGTTATTAAACGATTAAATACTGTTGTAAAAGCAATCAAAGAGGATAATCTTGAAGAAATAAACACCATTGTAGATAATAGTCCTTCAGGTGATGGCTATGGTTGTGATAATTGCTATATCTCTTTTAAAGATATTACTGATTGCGAAGATATTGGAGACGTTATAAATGCTTTGAGATAATGGATGAATTACTTACTGGTAAGATTTGTCCTTATTGTGGCAAACCAACTGAATTTGTAGATAGTTCTGTAATCTACGGGCGTTCATACGGCATGATTTATCTCTGTCGGGATTGTAGGGCTTATGTAGGTGTACATAAAGGGACAGACCAAGCATTAGGGCGTTTGGCAAATGCAGAACTGAGGGAAGCCAAGAAAGAAGCCCATTTCTATTTTGACCAGATCGCCAAGACCAATCTTATAAACAAGATTTGGAAGAAGCATATCCCAAATACATCGAATAGGAATAAGGCTTATTTGTGGCTATCCATTCAATTAGGGGTACCACGTGAAGTTTGTCACATAGGTATGTTTGATGTGGAAGACTGTAAGCGAGTTGTTGAACTATGTAAACCAATAATAGAAGAATATGAAAACAAAAAAAGTAACTAAAATCGTTTACATCGCTAATGATGGAAAAGAGTTTCTTACAGAAGAAGAATGCAAGAAGCATGAAAAGTATGTGAAAGAGATTTTGCGAAATATTTCCTATTTCTGCATCCGTTGCCACCCTGATTTAACTGAAACAGGAAACTATATGCATAAAATATATGCAGCAGTCCTTTCTAAAAATGGATTGTTCAGTAAGGAAATCGCATTTCAATGGGCTTTGAAGAAGTTTGGTACTTACTTAGGGGAAAGCGTAATGGGATATGGTTTCCAACCCAATTTTAATGTAAGTGAAGTTTCTAAAGAAGAATATGAAGAATGTCCTGCTACTGTATGGGGAGGCACTCCATTAAAAAGTGAAAAGATATTTTTAAGTCCTCAACAAGTAGATGGATTTCCAAAGAATATTGATTACATAAAAGAATGGGGATTCAAATAATGCCGTATTATATCAAGAAACCAAAAAAGAAGAAAGAAAAGCCTTTGCCGTTATTTGACAAGGCAGGTATCAAGATTAAGAAGAAGCCGGATTTAGTGGCCAAACTCGACAAAGTTTTCAGCCGCTATATCCGGCTTCGTGATTGTATGCCAAACGGGTATTTCCGTTGTATCTCATGCGGCCAGATAAAGCCATACGCACAGGCCGATTGCGGACACTTCCATTCGCGCCGCCACATGGCCACACGCTTTGACGAGGACAACGCCCACGCAGAATGCCGGGCGTGCAACCGATTCAGTGCTGACCATCTGATACAATATGAAAAGAACTTGAAGGTCAAAATCGGTCAGCAACGTTTCGATAAGCTGGCATGGAAGGCCGGACAAACAAAGAAATGGAGTGATTTAGAGTTAATGGAACTCACAAAGTATTATAAGGCTTTGGGAGATAAGTTGGGTAAGGAGAAAGGACTATGAATGAATTAAAGCCCGGAACATTCGTAATGATGGTAAAAAACGAGGATGGATCATTTTCTCCCGTTGGGATGAATAAGGAACAAGCATACATTGTGCTTTCTTTTTTAAACCGTTTGAGTGAGGACGAACCGATTATCGTAAAAGACAACGAGAAATATGTACAAGCTACGTGATTATCAACAAAAGACTAGTGATGCAGCGGTAAATTTCTTTGCCAACAAAGCCAAGAAGAACAATGCCATCATGGTGCTGCCGACTGGGGCAGGGAAGAGTCTGGTAATAGCCGATATTGCTAGCCGCCTTGAAGGGCATACGCTGGTATTTCAACCTAGCAAGGAAATACTCGAACAGAACTATCTGAAGCTCTGTTCGTATGGTATTCTGGACTGTTCCATATATTCCGCATCATTTGGGCGGAAAGAGATTTCAAGAATAACATTCGCTACGATTGGTAGTGTTGTCAATCATCCTGAGCTTTTTCAGCATTTCAAGAATATAATTATAGATGAATGCCATCTGGTTAACCCGAAAGAAGGAATGTATAAATCATTTCTTTCTATGCTGAAGTGCAAGGTGCTTGGATTGACGGCTACACCTTACCGTCTTTCATCAAGCAGGGATTTTGGCAGTATGTTGAAGTTTATCACCCGGACCCGGCCTTGTGTATTCTCTGAGGTCATTTATCAGGTTCAAATTTCCACCCTTTTGGATATGGGTTATCTGTCAAAACTGAATTATTATGAAATGAACCCTTTAGGATGGAATGAACTTAATCTGAAGGTGAACACGACCGGAGCCGACTACACAGACAAGTCTGTCGTAAAGGAGTATGAGCGTATCGATTTTTACGGGTTTCTGGTCAGCATTGTGCAAAGACTAATGAACCCTAAAAGCGGGATAAAACGAAAAGGTATATTGGTCTTCACGAGGTTTTTGAAAGAAGCTGAACGCCTTACCTGGTCTATTCCCGGAGCGGCCATCGTTTCAGGAGAAACCCCAAAGAAAGAGCGAGAGAGTATTCTTGAGGCATTCAAGGCCGGAGAAATTCCGGTCGTGGCCAATGTCGGCGTACTTACTACCGGATTTGATTACCCAGAACTGGATACGATTGTCATGGCACGTCCTACGATGTCTTTGGCACTGTGGTATCAAATAGTCGGTCGTGCTATCCGTCCGCACCCGAGTAAAGAGGCCGGATGGATCGTTGACCTTTGTGGAAACAAAAAACGATTTGGAGAAGTGAAGGATCTTCGCCTTGTTGATAGTGGAAATGGTAAATGGGCAGTGTACTCTAATAACAGGCAGTTGACTAACGTAAGATTCTAAAACTATGGAAGAAGGATTTTTGAGGCTAAGCCGCAGGTTTTTCTCGAATGAAATGTGGAATGAAGCCCGTACTT